CGCTAACGTCACCCAATGGAGTAAAACTGTATTACAATAATTGTAACTAACACCTCCACTTGTATTATCCACTGCTCCTGAAACTGCTCCACGCAGATAAGGAAACATGGAAAATCTACCATGCACTGACTGAGAAGACACTGCAGTTAGAGGTAGAGAACTCCATAGATTATACCGTTTCAACAATGTCCGAAAAGATACAACACATTCACCTGTAAAGACTTTATTAATATCAGAATTATCTGAAATCGTAGGTCCTAAGGTAGTTGCATTTGATTGCTGAGGTGCAGAAGGTTCTTCCGTGTTTTGAGATTCAGACACAATAGTACCTCCCTGCATTTCCATACCACTCTGGGCATCAAGAGACTTAAAAGTGAAATATTGAAAATAATCATCAGGAACGAACACTTCAAAATCATCACCCATCGACACGAAAACATTAACTTCAATATTGTTATCAATGGTCGAATTCGGAGTGGTGAGTTCATTCACAACATACATACCAATAACCCCATTACCGAATTGTTCACTCGATGTATAAGGGGTGGTACTGTACATTGATGTAATAGGAGTGGTTCCTGGTAAAGCCCTGTCGAGAAGCGTTCGAGCCTGACCGTTAGCAATTTCGACAGTAAAATCTGTTTGATCCGCAATATCAATGACGTTAAGATAATTAGTATTATACTCATTACTTGCAAAGTGATTTGGGTCATACACAATCTTAACACGTCCTTTATGAAAGGCAGAACATACAATCTGAAAACGAAATCTCATCGAACCAGTCCAGTACTTAAATGGCATTGCTGCCATGGCACAGGCTGGAAAATGATAAGAGGTGGGGGGTCCACCAGGGGTCTGTGCCCAAGTGCACGGATCAATTCTGGCATTCCACAACAACGTTTCAGGTGCTGTTCCAATATTCCAACTAAATGTAGTTAGATAAGACTCTCTCTTAGCGATCTCTTTAATATTCATACTATCTAATCCATTAAGACCTGCAATCCTGGGATCAATTGTCAATTCCTGTTTATCATCAACAGTCATCTTCGCAGGACCATCTCCTGTATTCGTAAGCGCAAGCGCCGAGGCAGAATATGGTTTAAACGGTTCTGGATTTTTTGTGACCGGAGGTCGACAATATCCAAACAACTTTGCAACTGAAGCGGTGGTTGTAGCCATCATGTCTGTTGCTTGTGCAAAAGGCCCAATTACTGGTACACTCGTAAGAGCACTAGCAACCTTAGCCACAGCTGTCGCTGGGCCAGAAATAACACCTTTGGCATTCGCTTCGTCAATTTCTTTACCAGACTGAGGGACGAGATCGTCCTGATCAACAGACGTTAATACAGACATCTCAACATCCTCGGCCCACGCAAAGACTGATACAGTAACTACATCACTAGCACCGTTACTATGTTTCAAATCATTAATACTACGAAACTGCAAAATGCCAAGTTCATTCCATTGAGTATCAGGAATTGATGAGTAGTTCCAATAATTATAAAATGGGAGAGTCATTTCACCTCCTTGCGAAGTGGTGGGATCCAGAAAAAGATGGGGTTGCTGTGAGGCTTGCACCAAATCTTGCCGGATCAAACCTGCATTAGTTGATAGCGTGTCATAGATTGAGAATGGAAGATAACTAGCTATAGCTCTTCCATATTGAAATCCATTACCATTAATCACTATCTTCACATGCAATTTTGCTCGCAGAAGGTTGAAATTCGATAAACGATTAGCAACCCTTGTATTACCAAAGTAGGCTTCCCAAGGATTGACATCGAATATGAGTTGACTTGAAGTCGCCCATTCCACCTGCTCGATTTTAATAGGTCGTGAAAAGAAATTCTGAAGAGTTGCATCTCCAGTATCTTGTAACTTACGAGTAGGGTCCATAATTGACTCCACATTATAGGCATAGGGATCTACCTGATCGGAAAAGCAAACATTTTCATATTTGCCCGCACCACTGATTTTCATTACTGAGTTATCATTGGTTGTACCGTCAGCATAAGTTTCCATGCCAGACTGGGGTTTGAGTGTTTGTGTTTTCTCACATGTACACACACTCACATTTGTTGTCTTGTTTGCAATACCTACCAATGGGGTAGTA